AGTAGGAGTCGCGGCCCGTGTTGCTGGACGGGATCGGGGCGGCATGCACAGCCGTGGTCCGACCCGGCTTGGTAAGTCGGTGAATCTGCTCGACGAACATGCCGTAGTGCTCGCGGAACTCTGCGTAGTTGCGGGCGTTGGACACGTCGCGGTCGTTGCTCGAGTAGACGTAGAGCCCCGCGAAGGGCGGCGAGTAGATGCTCGCGTGGATCGACTCATCGGGCATCGACGACATGACGTCCATCGCATCGGCGTTGTAGATGGCCCATCGGTCGGTGATCTGCTGATTCAGGACGCCAGCCATGCGGGAACCTCGATCTCGTTGTCGTAGTGGTGGCCCTTGATGTCGAGGGCGTCGTTCATGTGGGCGACGAGCGCGGAGAACATCGCGTCTGCCTGCTCGGCCTTGCGGTTGAGGTTGCCGAGCACGTTGCGCCCGCCCTCGGTGGCGATCACGTCGATTACGACGTCGTGCTGCTGGCCGAAGCGCCACATGCGGCGCACGGCCTGGTAGTACTGCTCGTAGGAGTGGCTCGGGAAGTAGGTCATCCGGTGGGCGTGCTGCCAGTTGAGCCCCCACGCGCCGATGATCGGCTTGGTGACGAGCACCCGAATCTCGCCCTCGGAGAACGCGGAGAGCTTGGCCTCCTTCTCGTCGGGCGAGTCGGCACCGGAGACCTCGACCGCGCCGGGGATGAGCCGCGCGAGCGTGGCCGACTCGTCGTTGAGGTGGCACCACGCGACGGCGTGCTCGGCATCCTCGAGCGCGGCGGCGGCAGCCTCGCACCGCTCGGTCAGGGTGCGCCGCGCCTCCTCCCGCTCCTCGCGCAGCCCGTAGGCGGGGACGTCGAACAGGGTGCCCTCGGCGGGCCGCGACGCCTCGACGATGGTCTCGCGGGTGATGAGCCGCGGCAGGGCGAACCGCCCGTCGTCGAAGCCGAGGTCGGAGGGCCGACGGGTCGCGCGTGCCCACGAGGCGACCCACCGCCAGAACGGCTCGTCGGCGTGGCCCTTGAGCCGGTACTGGTCGTTCTCGTTGATGCGGCCGGTGCCCGTAATCATGCGCGGCCCGCGGGACGAGACTGCGCGGTTGCCCTTGGTGAAGAACCGCGTGAGCATGTCCATGTAGCCGAGCCCGCCGAGCGCCTCCGAGGACGTGCCCAGCTCGGTCCAGTCGTTCGGCGCGGCCGTCGCGGTGCCGAGGAGCCGGAAGTTGATACGGCGCATGAACTCGGTGACGTTGGCGCGGGTCACGCCGTCGAAGGACTTGAGGATGCTCGACTCATCGCAGACCACGCCACCGAAGTCGGCCGGGTCGAACTTCGGCAACTGCTCGTAGTTGGTGATGGTGATGGATGCGACGGGCTTGCCGGTCCTCGACAGCCCCGCGTCGTGGCCGAACTTCTCGGCCTCGTGCACCGCTTGGAATCCCACGGCGAGCGGGGTGAGAATGAGGACGGGCTTGCCGGTGTGCCGGTAGACCTGCTCGGCCCACGCCAACTCCATCGGCGTCTTGCCGAGGCCGCAGTCGGCGAAGATCGCCCCGCGCCCCTGACGCACGGCCCACTCGGTGAGTGCCCGCTGGAAGTCGAACAGGTGGCCGGGGAGGTCGACGGGCTCGAAGCCGCCGGCGTTGGTCAGTTGAGACTTGGCCGCGAGGAACGCGGCATAGTCGCTCGGTGGTGCGGTTACGCTCACGGTGCTCCCTTTGTGTAGGTGGGCGGGGACGGGCGGCGGTGTCATTGGCGTGAGTCGCCGCCCGTCCCACGGGGGTTAGAAGGGTGGCTCGTCCGTCGTGCTCGGCGAGGCCCACGGGTCAGCGCCGCCGGACGACGCGGGGGCAGCAGGACCGCCGCTGCCCGACTTGGTGACCTTGGCCGTGGCGCGTGACAGGTCGGGACCGATGTGGCGCGCCTCGACCTCGACCACGGTGCGCTTCTCGCCCTCCTTGGTCTCGTACTCGCGCTGCTTGATGTCGCCCACGACGATGACGAGGTCGCCCTTCTTGAGCGACTCGGTGACGTTCTCGGCGAGCTGCTTCCACGCCTGGACCGACCACCACGAGGTATCCTTCGACTCCCACTCGCCCGTGGTGGCGTTCTTGAACCGGCGGTCGGTCACGACCCGCAGGTTGGCGACGGCCGCGCCGGACGGGGTGAACCGCAGTTCGGGGTCGGCCCCGAGCCTGCCGGTGATCGTGATGGGTGCGCTCATGTCGTGCTCCTTGTCTCGTTGTTCATGGCGGCCAGCAGGCGTCGCGCCTCTGCCCGTGTCTGCTCGGCCCACGTCAGGACGGCCTCAGACGGGCCGTAGCGCCGTCGTGGGGCCTTCTCTCGCACGACGTCGACCGGACGCACCGGGGGCCGGTTGCGCTGCGTCCACCGCTGGCGTGCGTGCCAGGACATGCGCTCCCACTCGGCGGGGTTCACAGCGGGGGCTCCTCGACGGTCGGCTCGGTCATCGCCGCGAGCTCGGTGAGCGCCTCGATGACGGTGGACGCCTCGCCCGTGGTGAGCGACTTCGACGACTCGACCGTGCGCCCGACGACGGCGCTGACGTACTCGAGGATCGCGGCGCGGTCGGTCATGCCGACGTCTTTGAGCAGGACGCGGAGCTTGCGCTGCTGAGCGTCGGTGATCGAGGGCGCGTCGTCCACGACCTCGGCGTCGAGAATCTCGCCCGTGTCGGTGTCGACGGTCTCGGTGCCGTTGTAGACCTCCTCGGTGATGTCCTCGACCACCTCGGCGGGCTCGACCGCAGGCGTGGCTCGAGCGACGCGCACCGACTCGCGGGTGATCGTCACCGACTGCGGAGCCTGCTCGGACTCCAGTTCCTCGGCCGAGTACGCGATGCCGGCGAGCGCGTCGGGCGCGACCTGGCGGCAGATGTCCGACGCGGCACGGGCGTAGAGCATCGCCTGCGGGTCGGACTGGTACTTGGCGTTCTTGGTGTAGCCCGCAGCCTTCGCGCGGGTGGCGGTCCACGTTTCGGACATCCATGCCTCGGAGCCGCGACGACGGCCTCGCACGGTGACGACCGCGTCGGACTTCTCGACGGTCTCGACCTCGTGCCCCGCCGCCAGGACGAGGGCGACCATCGCTCGGGCGTACAGGGCGGGCTTGCCGCCGATGAGGTAGATGGACTGGAGCGACTGCGTCGGGGTGAAGCCGATCTCGTCGCCGAACAGGATCGCGGCGGCGGCCTCCTCGGGCTTGCCGCGGAACGTCGTGGGGACGAACGACGTCTGGCACAGCGCCGACCCGATGGCCTTGGCTGCGGTCAGGCTGGACGCCCACGCGACGAGCCTGCCCCCGGTGGGGTCGGACTGGCGCGGCGCTTCGTACTGGACAACATCGGTCATGCGGTCAGCTCCTCGGGCTCGGTGATCGGGTCAGACAGGTAGGCGTCGATGGCGTCGCGGCGTGAGGCGACGTAGGCGATGTGACGGAACACGGCGAACGGCTCGCCGGACGTGCCGAGCGGGTAGAGCGAGGTGCCGTGCTCGGTGACGTGCAGGACGCCGAGGCGCTCGATTCCCTCGGGCATCGGGTGCTCGGTGTCGGGGTCGTCGTCGGTGACGTAGAACTCGGCGTGCGCGTAGGCGTCGCATTGCAGCGCCGTGGACCCGTAGACCTTGCGGCTCGTCTTGTTGTCGAGCATCCAGCGCGTGCCGGCGATGTCGGCGATGAGGTCGAAGCGCCCCGCGTACCAGACGGCGCGGTTGCCGCAGGACTTCTCGGTAAGCACGGGCACGACGCCGAAGCGATCGAGGAAGTCGACGTAGCCTCGGACGTGGCCCGCGAGGTGCTCGGGCACGTCGACCTCCGCGCCGTGGATGACCTGCTCGGCGATGGCGTGGACGTCGGTGCCGCGCACGGCCGCCTCGTCGCGCTGCTGCCAGGGGACGCCCTTAAGCGCGGCCACCATCGGGCCTCGGCCCATCCCGCGCAGCGTGGTGACCTCGGCCTCGTTGTCGGCGACCCACTCGGCGACCGCGCCCGCGCTCCAGTACATGAGCCCCTCGGTCGGGAGCCCCTTCTTGATGATGGTGGTCACACCGGACACGCGCTTGCGGTCCATGCGGTACTGGTGGTTGCCAGGACTGAAGGTCAGGCTCACTAGAACAGCTCCTCGTCGGGGTCGATGGGGCGGGTGGCTCGGCGGTACAGGACGCCGATGACGCGGTCGTCCCACGTCAGAACTTCGTCGAGCGAGATCGAGAAGTAGTAGGCGACGACCTCGGCTTGGCTCTCGGTCATCGGTGCACCGCGGCGCGGTAGAGGGCGTCGATGGCGGCGGGGTGGACGGATGCGAGCTCGGCCTCGGGCACGGCCCACGCGACGGCGACGGCGGCGACGGGGGTCACAGCGGGTCGCCCCACTCATCCATGCGCAGGAGCGTGAGGCCGTCGTCGAGGGTGGTGCAGATGGTTAGCGGTCGGCCGCCGCCAGCGTTGGCACGGTCGTAGAAGCCGAACGGCTGCCAGCACTCCCACTCCCCGACGCGCTCCGCGCCGTGGCCGCGCCGCTGCACGACGAGGATGGCGTGGTCGGCTCCGGCGTTGACCCGCTCCCGCTCGGTCTCGGCGAGCCACTTGCGTATCTGGCCGAGGCTCGCGTTCTGCGCCGACTTGCCGCTCTTGACCTCGGCGATGAGGCCGACGGTGAGCAGGACATCGCCCTCGTCGAGCGTGCCCTTGAGTGGGCGACGGTCGGCCAGGGGGAAGCCGTGCTCGCGGGCGTAGCGGGTCACGGCGGTCTCGCCGCGGGTGCCGATGGCCTTCGGTCGGTTCGTCACGCCATCCCCTCCACGATCTCGATAGCCCGCGCCATGCCCACGACGCAGGAGCACGGCGTCCCGATGAGCCGCGCGGGCTCGTAGCAGGAGAACGTGGGCAGCTCGGCGCGCAGGGCGGCGAGGATGCGGGTGCGGGTGTCGGCAGACAGGTCGCGTGGCTCCGACGAGTCGATGAGGCAGTCGATGCAGTCGCAGTCGTCGATCATGCGGCACCGTCCGAAGGAAGCAGCGCGATGGTTTCCTCAAGCCGTGCCCGATGCGGAACCCCCACCAGCGACGCCCTCTTGGTCTCCAGGTCGTTGCCCATCGCCCCACTTGATCCGGGTGTGGGCAGCAGAGAGATCGCCACGTTCGGCAGCGACTGGTAGTCACTCCCCGGCTGCGCCAGCCCTCGCGAGTGATCGGCCACCGGCGTCGGCAGCAGCCCCTCGACCGCAGCCACGCCCGTCGCGGGCAGCCCGAGCAGCAGCCGCAGCGCGAGCGCGGCCTGCGCCGGCACCACGCCGTTGCCGAGCATCTTCAGGCACTGCGCGGGCCGCAGCCCGTGGCCGGTGACGTGGCCCTCGGGCAGGCCCATCATCCACTCGACGAATCGGGGCGAGAGTCGTGGTCGCCCGTTGGTGCCGGGAATGGTAGGTGCGGGTGCGGGTCGGGTGAGTCGCTCCCATCGCTCGATGGCGGGGGCGTAGCGGCCCCACTGGACCTCGGCGTAGGTCGTGGGCGCAGGCCGCCCATCCCGTCCGAAGCGGGACCACTCGGCGTCGGCAGCAGCGCCAGCGCCTCCTGCGTCAGACTCGCCCCGTGCCCGTTGCCGTTGCCGTGACGGTCCCGCATCGCCCCCGTCCACTCGTCCCACTCCTGCGGCGTCTTGTTCGCGCCCATATCCACGACTGTCGGGGTGGGCAGGAGATGGTGCAGCGCCCGTGACAGCGTGTCCTCGTCGTCCGGCCTGTGCGCCGCTGCCGCTATCGAGGTGTCCTTCCAGTCCCGCGCCGTGGGGGTAGGCAGCGATGAAGACGCGGGCGCGACCGTGGGGAGCTCCGGCATCGGCAGCTCGTACAACGAGCCAGCGCGCGTCATACCCGAGCGAGGCAAGGTCCCCAAGGACATCGGCAAGTCCCAGAGAGAGGTGTCCGGCGACGTTCTCCAGGACGACGAGTCGCGGTCCCAGCGCGCCAATGGCGGCGGCAACATAGGGCCAGAGGTGTCGCTCATCGGCCTTTCCCTTCCTTTGTCCTGCGTGGGAGAACGGCTGGCAGGGGTAGCCGCCGGTGAGGATGTCCACGGGCTCGACCTGCGACCAGTCGACGGCGGTGATGTCGCCGAGGTTCGGGGTGCCGGGGTGGTGCGCGGCCAGGACAGTGCAGGCGGCGGGCTCGATCTCGGAGTACCACGCGAGGCCGCCGCCGATGGTGGCCTGCACGGCCATGTCGAGGCCGGAGTAACCAGTGAAGAGGCTGCCGATGGTGGTCACCCGCACCCCGCCTCATGCTCGCGCTGCCAGTCGGACAGTCGCTCGGCGTCGGTGTCGGATGCCTTGGTGCCGCAGGTCTTGCACACGAGGACGTGCAGGGCGATGGAGTAGGCGTCGAAGGTCACGAGGCACCGCCGTCGTGGATGAGGGTGACGGGGCCGTACATGCGCTGGACCGTGACCCACTCGTAACACCAGCCGCCGTCGCTGAACCGCCAGATAGTCGTTTCCTCGTCATCGTCCATCACGCGCTGGCCCGAGATTTCGTAGCGACCCAGCACCACCGACCCGACCGCAGGCTCGGGGTCGTCGGCGGTGAGGGTGCGGGGAGCCAGCCGTGACTTGTCGGGCCGCTCCCAGATCGGCAGCCCATCCTCGCCCTCTCCGTCGAACTCCAACGGGAAGTCGTAGTCCACGAACGAGCCGAACGGCCACCACCCATCACGGGTGAGGGTGCGGGGAGCGGCTGCGTCGCTGTCGATGTTGAATCGCAGAATGTCCCCGATTGCATCATTGGCAGACATTTTGGGCGCAGAAATGTCACTCATCACTTCATCTCCCACGTCGTAGTTGAGGGCGAGGTCGGCGCCCCTCGCCTTGCCCATTCGGTAGTGATGCGCCGCGCTTTCGCGCGTGGCCTCAGCCAGCGCAGCCGCGTGCGCCTGCTCCATCTCAGCGACGATGCGGGCATGGTCGGCTTCGAGGACAACGCGCCTGTTCCCGTCCAAGTAGCGCGCCCAATGGACTTCGGCTCGCTGCACGCTCATCGCCCCGCCTCCCTCTCGTAGTGCTCGGCCCGGTCCAGGTCCACCTCGCGGGCGACGTCGGCGCACGGCAGCCCCTCGTCGCAGGTGCAGCGGGTGGACCACTCGCCGAGCGACTCGCAGTAGGTGAGGTGCGCGTCAGCCATGGGGGGTCTCCTTGACGTAGCAACCTGCGACCACGCGGACTAGGGCCAGCACGGCGGCATCGCCGAGATACTCCGCGAGGTGCTGAGCGCAGTAGGGGTCCTGCTCCTCGACTGCGTTGAACAGCAGGACGACAGCGGGGTCACCGCATCCTTCGGTGAGGTAGCTGTCATCTCCGCGATGGCCGGGGAGCCAGTCCTGCCCGGCGTTGCAGCGCATCCCCCGCACCGTCACGCTCACCTCGCCACCAGACCCTTGTCGACGATGCCGACTGCCATCGGCTCGCAGGCGCACGGGTCGATGCCGCAGTCGGCGCACCACTCGCACTCGTCCAGCTCCTCCTCGTCGGTGTCGCAGCAGGCGCAGCGACCGAGCGCGGCGCAGTCCTCGCACCGGCCCTGGTAGCAGTGCCAGCAGGCGTGGGCGTAGACGTCGGGCGGCTCGGGTGGGTCGATGGGTCCGTCGAGGTTCATCGCGCCACCAGCCCATCGCAGCGGTCGCCGTTGCCCCAATGGCGCAGCGCCCCGCCGCGCTCCACGGCCTCGAGGAACAGGACGTCCTGGTAGAGGCCGTGCCACTTGGGGATGGGATGCGCGCTCAGCCAGACGCGGATGCGACGCGCCTCCTTGTGCGACATGCCGAACCGCTCGAGCCGGTCCTTCACCTGGTACGGGCCGCCGTGCTCCCAGCCGAGGAACTGCCACCGGCCCGCAGCTCCCGACCCGTCGCCGTTGAGTGCCCCGACGCCACTCTGCGGGCGGTCGAGGGTGCCGCCCGACTCGCGGTGCAGGACGCACGCGGCGAAGGGACGCCAGCGCGGCGGGACGGTGGCCGCGCGAGCCACGACGCGGGCGTGCGTGCCCCGCGTCGGGCGGTTGACGGCCCACTCCCGCGAGTGCGCCGCCGTGGTCGTCGGTGCGTCGGGCTCGGGTGCGGCGTGCAGCGCGAGGGTCAGGATCGCGTCGAGGATCACTTCCAATCACCCCGCCCCTTGGCCTCGTTGAGTGCCTCGATGAGTCGGCGCGCAACGTCCTCGCCGCTGAGGTCCAGACGGATCGCGTAGTTGGCGGCGGGCGTGTCGGCGCAGATGTGGCCCTCGTCGGGGACGGGGTCGCCCGACTTGATCCACGCCACCAGATCGGCAGCGCAACGTTCGCAGAGGTCCAAGTCGACCCGTAGGTGGAAGGACTGGATCGCAAGCCAGCCAACCTTCGGAATGTCTGCCTTGCACCTGTCGCACTCGCGGTAGCTGCTCACAGCGCACCCCCGTCGTGGAAGTTCGCCCACGCGAGCGCGGCCAGCAGCAGCACCCCGGCGATGGCGAGGTCGACGAGGACGGCGGTGTTGTTGTCGCGGATCATCGGTCGACTCCGCTCTCTGCGTACTCGGCCATGTCGATGAAGTCGCCGGGGTCCGTCCAGCCGAACCGCTGGTAGGCAAGCCCGCCGTCGATGAAGATCGCTCCGCACTTGCACCGGCGGAAGTCGTGGCGGTGCGTGGACTCGATGACGTCGCCGCACTTGGCGCACTTGCCCGCGTTGCGGGTCAGCCGCTTCATCGCCCGCCCCCGCTCATGCGCCGCATGGCAGCGGTCATCGACACGAAGCGGCGCTCGTCGCGGCGACGGTTGCGCCAGTCGTCAACGATGTCGCCGAGCAGCCAGCCGCCCGCGAAGGTGGCGGCGAGGATGGCGAGCGTGATGACGACGCCGGCGGGGGTCATGTGAGACCACCGGGCAGGTAGGCGACGCCGATGCGGTCCTCGTTGAGAATCCCGAAGGCGAATCCGACTCGGGTGCGGTCGGCGGTTGCGTCGTACTCGGCGCTGACGGCGGTGGCGTAGTCGCCGAGAGTGGTGGGGCCGACAACCTGCCCGACCATCGTGCGGTGGTCGCCCGCGTAGGTGGCCCATCGTGCTGCGGTGCGGGTCGTCATGGTCGCTCCTTGCTCTCGTGGTAGGCGTTGATGAGGGCGCGGTTGCCGCGGGTCTGCCGCAGCTCGGGGAACGTGCGCGGCGGGGACAGCCGGTCCTCGAGGTAGGCGACACGCGCCTCGGCCTTCACCGCCCGCTCCTCCGCGGCGAGCAGCGCGGGCAGCGACGTGAGCCGCCACTGCCGCTCGGCCTCGAGGGCGGTTTCGGCGATGCGCAGGTAGTGGAGCGTGGTCTCGTGCTGCTCCATCACGGACGCAAAGGCGACGGCGAAGCGTCGCTGCCTTGCTTGGTATGCCTTGCGGCTGACCCACGGGAGCCTCATGCCTGCACCACCGACAGGTGACGCGCGGCCGGGTGGCGGCCCTTGGCCTGCTCGATGGACAGGTCGACGAGCAGGTCGATCTCGCGCTGCGCCTCGTCGGCGTGGTCCTCGGCGCGACGTGCCCGCCTCTCGGCGCGGTAGACGCGGGCTAGGAGCCGGTCGTTGCGGCGTCGCTCCTCGCGGGCATCGACGTACAGGGTGCGGATGGTTGCCAGGATCGCCAGCGCGGTGAGGGCGGCGAGTAGGTGAAGGGATGTCATCGCGCCACCGCCTCGGCGAGCACCCGCAGGTCGTCGCTGGTGACCTCGCGGTGCGACGTGCGGCCCGACAGCCGGTCGTACTCGTCGATGAGGCCCGACAGCCAGCCGACCAGCCGCTCGGCGTCGTAGGCGGCGGCGTAGGCGGCGGCGGCGGCGGCGGCGGCGAAGGCGGCGGCGTCGGCGGCGGCGGCGGCGTCGGCGGCGGCGTCGTAGGCGTCGGCGGCGGCGTCGTAGGCGTCGGCGTCGTAGGCGGCGGCGAAGGCGGCGGCGGCGGCGTCGTAGGCGGCGGCGGCGGCGTCGTAGGCGGCGGCGAAGGCGTCGTAGGCGGCGGCGGCGGCGGCGTAGGCGGAGTCGGCGGCGAACTTCCTTGCCGCTTGCACGTCGTCAATCGACGCCTCGCCGCGCCAGTAGCGGTCGACCACGTCGTTGCACGCCTTCGCCGCCGGGTGCAGGTGCTCCACGGCGCGAGCCAGCGGCAGGACCGACATCGCCGCGAACCGCGCCCACGCCGCGTCGCTGACGGGGGCGGTCGTGCCGAACAGCCGCCCGATGAGCGGCACCAGCAGGTGCCGGTCCTCGTCGCGCAGCCGGTCGTTGACGACCTGCGCGGCACGGGCCAGCGGGCGGTAGGTACAGGCGGGGGTGTCGCTCCACGCCTCGCCGGCGAGGTAGGAAACCATCTCCATCACACAGGCTCCATCTTCGGGACCCGCGTGTGCCCCCGCTGATAGCACGGGCATGATGCTTGGGACCTTCACGTCGTCATTCATGCTGCGACCTCCTGCCGCCAGATGTTGCGAACGATCCGACTGACCGTCGCGGGATTGAGTCCGTACTCGTCGGCTATTGCCTTGCGCGTCCATCCATCGGCAGTAAGTGATCGCATCTGCGCCACTTGCGCGTCAGTCACCTTGGATCGCCAGTGCCGCTCACCGCTGGGCTTGTTGTGACGCTTGCGCTCGGTGCAGTCGGCCATGTTCTGCTTGCGCGTTCCCTCGTACAGGTGCGTCGGCTCGATGCACGACCGCACGTCGCAGGTGTGGCAGGCGTCCATGCCAGGGGCGATGGGGCGGCCGAGTGCGGCCTCCAACGCGACGCGGTGGGCGGAACGCCTGCCGACGGTCCCGTACCCGTTGGCGGCGATGCGGCCGGTCCAGATGCGGCACGGCAGTCCATCGGGGATGTTCACGGGGTCTCCTTCGGTTGTCGGGCTTCGGGGGGTGACGGCGGGGTGGTTGGCTTCCTTGGGAGAGGCGCTGCACCCCGCCGCCTATTCAGTTGTCGCCCCGAGGGGCACCTGCTCCGGCGGCTTCCCCACACACCGAAGCAGGGGTCTAGGTGGTGCGACCGGCGCGCAGGTGTCCGTCTGCGGGGACGGGGCATTGGCGTGCCGTCGTCCCGTGCGGCCCTTGGGCGGGAGGGTCGAGCGCCGTGACGCGCCGGTCGCAGGTCTCGGTTGGCATGGATGGGACGTTAGCGCGCCTCCCTGACAATAGCCACGATATCCGGCCATTATCCATGGATAATCTTTCGGGCCTAGACGCAACGAAGCGCCCCCCGCGACCTTGTGAGGTCAAGCGGGGGGCGCAACGTTCTCGCGGTGGTATGGGGTGGGGCTACTCGTCGTCGGTGAAGTAACTCCTCGGCTCGGGCTCGTCGCCGCGCTCGGTGATGACGGCGAAGCCGAGCGGCGTGCGCTCGGGCTCGGGCGTCGTGTCGATCTCGGCGTTGCGCTCGGCGCATTGGTCGATGAGGGCGCGGACGGTGCGGGTGGACACGTCCACGCCTTGCGGGTCGATGGTCACCGCGCCGACCTGGATGCGGACCCTCATCTGGCCTCCCGAAAAATAGTTGGCAAACTTTCGGGATAGTGTTGACACGTCTACAGGCTGTCGGTAGATTTATCTACATGAGGAACAACGACAAGGGAGCCGAAATGATCGAGAACATCAACATCACCCTCGCCCCCGAGGGCGACCGCATCCGCGTCACCGTCAAGAACGCCGAGGGCACCGTCTACACCCGCTCCACCAAGTACGACGCCAACATGGTCGGCCGCATCGAGCGCTACCTCGCCGACGCGGGCATCCGCCGCGAGACCTCCTACAGCAACAGCGGCGACGCGATGGTGGCCGAGGGGCGGCGGGCGGCGTGACGGGCTACGAGCAGGGCTACGAGCAGGGCTACGAGCGTGCGCGGCGGCAGTACGAGTTCCGGCTGGTGGGCCACTTCATTGACGGGGTTGCGAAGGGCATAGCCGATGAGAAGGTGCGTGCCGCCGAACGAGTGGCGGCTGCCTACGCGCTCGCATGGGCGACGTCGCAGGACGCGCCTGAGCAAAGTGTCGCCGTCGCTGCTGCCCGTGGCGACGGCGCAGACAAAGTTGCCACCGATAGGCAAGATGCCGATCTGAGCAACTCGCACGACGAGGCGGCACTTGTTGACAAGCCTTTCGGATACGAGCAGCAGCCCGACGACTACCTAATCGACGGCGGTGCCGCATGACCGCCACCGGCTACGAGTACCTCGTCAAAGCGGGCAAGGACTGGCAGCGTGCGAAGGCGAAAGAGCGCGAGCGCATGGAACTCCTCTACTCGGCCATAGAGAACGCGTGCGCGCTCGGGTGCTCGGAGGTCAGGGCAGCAGAACTCGCAGGCGTAGACCGAATGACCGTGCGCCGCGCGCTCGGCAAGCTCTAGCCCATCTGCCGCATGAGCATCGCCAGCCGGTCGCGGGCGGCCTGCATGTTGGCGACCATCACCGAGAGGGTCATGTGCAGGTCGCGCGCCTCGGCCCGTCGGCAGGCGTCGCAGGGCTGCCCGTGGCCGCCCGCGACGTGCTCGAGGTACGCGGCGCGGGTGCCGTGGGGCGGTGGGGCGTCATCCTCGGCCCACGACGGCGTGCGGCGGGCGGTGGCTCTGCGCTCCTCGAGGCTCGGATCACTCACAGAATCTCCAGTCCCGACCACGAGCCTTGCCCGATGAGCATGGTGACCAGCCCCGGCGCGGTGTCGTCGCCCGCGGCCTCGGTCCAGTAGGACGAGGACGACACGAGCGGCGGGCACACGAGGGCGAGGCGGTTGCCGCCTGCTACCTCGGCATAGAAGTGGTGGCGATGGCCGGTCAGGAGCACGTCGGCGGCTCCTGGCGACGTGCGGCCGTGGGACTGTCCGCTCCACCACTTGTGCGCCTGCGAGGCGGCACCGCGCCATTGGTGGCCGTGCGCCATCGCCACGACGGTACCCGCGATGTCGAGGGTCACCGTGGACTGGTCGGGGCGGGGGTAGACGAAGGTGACGTCGTCGCGGCCTGCGAGCCGCAGCGCGTCCGCAACGGACAGGACGCCCTCGACGGCCCACGACTGTTCGGCGTCGTAGGCGGGGGTCTTGCCGTTGCGCAGCGGCTCGTCGTGGTTGCCGGGGATCGCGGCGACGGTGACGTGCGCGAGGTCCATGAACTGCTGCACCTGCCAGAGCACGAGGCGGCGGTACACGCGCAGCATCTCGACGATGGACAGGTCGTTCTTGAGGATCGGCGCGGACGTCACCGTGCCCTGGATGCAGTCGCCGAGCCACGGCAGGTAGACCTCGCTCGAGCACGCTCCGGCCTTGCGGAGCCGCTTGTAGCGGGCCACGGCGTCGAGGGTCTTGGACTGGAAGCGGTCGACGACCTCGGCGGTCTCGCCGTCGCCGAGTTGAGTGTCGGCGGTGGCGACGACGTAGGCGGGCAGGTCGGCCACGACGGGCGCGGGCGAGCCCTTGCGCCTGCCGATGGCCCGCACGAGCTCGTCGATGTCGACGCCTGCGCGCCTGCGACGGATCGCGGCGCGGTAGTAGAACATGCGCTGCACCGCGCCGCCGCCGATGGCCGCATCCCACGCGCGGTACTGGACCGGCTCGACCACCTCAAACGTGGTCGGGTCGAGGTCCCAGATGCGCAGCAGGTCGGTCCAGTCGGACGGTGGCGCGGTGAGCGGCTCGGTCGTCAGGGTGCCGGCGTTGCCGTCCCACACGACGCCAGGAGTCCACGACGCGGGGGCCGGGGTGGCTTGCGGTGTCGTGGACTCGGCCGCAGCGAGCTCAGACAGCCGGTCGGCGAGGCTCATGCGTGCCCGAGCCGACGATGCCGCGAGATGGGCTGCTGGTCCTTGAGGTTATGCCCCTCGGCCTCCAGCGCCCGCATGATCGCCGTGTGAGTGAAGGTCGGGTCTGCCAGCGCCTCCCGCAGCGCGGTCGCGTCGTCGGGTGGTAGTTCCGCGACAATCTTGCACACCGAGCACTTCACCTCGCGCGCCGGGTTCTTCTGCTCTGCAAGCCTGTCTGCGAGTGCCATCGTGCCTCCATATGCGCGACGGTCGTGCCGGACCTGGCGTGGTGGAGCGGTACTAGATGGTGCCGTCGTTGCCGTACTCCTCCTCGAGGTCCATCAGGCCCCGCGGCGCTTGCCGTTGTCGTCGATGCCGAGCTTGTCGGCGAGGGCGCGGACCTGCACGCGCGTCGTCCCCGGCTTGATCTCCCAGTGCATGTAGTCCTTGAGGGTGCGCCAGTCGCCGCCCCATTGGACGCACTTGCCGTAGCGGGCCTTGATCTTGGCGACGGCGAGGCGGGTCTTGGCCTGCGCGAAGAACCGCTTGCCCCACGCGGAGTTGAGTGCGCCCTCCTCGGACCAGTTGAGGTCGATGGCGCTGCCCGAGGCGTGGTTGCTCCAGCGCGGCGCGTTGCGGGCCTTGCGCAGGTTGTAGCCGCCCTCGTCCCACGTCCCCTTGTCGATGGGGCGCACGGTCGCGTCGTAGTCGGCGGCCAGGGCGACGAGCAGCCGCCCCGCGTCGGAGTCGAGCGTCACGCGGCGCGTCGTGCCGGGGATGTCGAAGGTCTTGAGGCGCGGCGGCGGGACGACCCAGCCGTTGAGCGAGATGCCGATTGCCACGGCTACGCCTCGTCGCCGGGGACGTTGAGGAACGCCATCACGACGTTGGCGACGGCGACACCGGCGGCGATCCACGTCGCGGCGGCGTTGGCCTCGACGCCGAGCACGATGAGCAGCGGGATGAGGACGGCCGAGAGGGCGTAGATGGACTTGCGTACCTTGGCGGTGAGCATGGTCGGGCTCCTTAGAACTTGTCGGAGAACGCGGCGACGAGGGCGACGGCGGCGATGAGTCCCGCGAGGGAGGGGAAGGCCCAGAGGCGCTGCTGTATCGCCTTCATGGTCGCCTCGATCTCGGTGACGCGGCGGGACAGGTCCTCGCGCTGCTCGATCTCGCGGATGCGGGTCTCGTGGTCGTGGATCGTCAGGGCACCGTTCGAGACCTCGCTGGTGAGGGTGGAGAGCTTGCCGTCCATCTGGACGAGGAGCGCGTACATCTGCGCGGTGCTGACGAAGGCACCTTCGGTCTCGGGCATGGACAGCCTCCAGGGGCGTATGACGGGGTGGGGTTACGCGGGCTGCTCGAAGCCGGTGCCGGGGTCGTAGCCGAGGCCGATGATGGCGGGCTCGGCGTCCGTGTAGGGCACGAACAGGTAGTCGGGGTCATCGGCGTGGGCGTCAAGCCACTCCTGCTCGGCCATCTCGACGTTGACGACGGTGCCGGTGGCCTTGTCGATGCGGGCGATGGTCTGAGACATCGGGGCTCCTAGTTCGGGATGAATATGAACACGCGACCGGCGACGGCGGCAGGCCCGCCGTAGGTGCTGCCGTAGGTAGTGGCGCCCGACCCCGTGGCACCCGCGTAGATGACTGTGGACCCGGTGATGTCGTCCGAAGTGCCCGCGTACTGCGCGACGCCAAAGCCACGACCAGAGCCGAACGTGTACAAAGAACTGATGGTGCGAATCCCCCCAGCCGCCGCTCTTAGGGTGCCAACGCGAGAATCGCCCCCCGGTGACCCACCCGTGCCTATGGCGCCGACCGTGACGGTGTGCGTCGCGGCGGTCAAGTCGATCCACCCTGCGAACACGTCGCCGGCGTTTCCGTAGTTCGGCCCAGAGTCCTGCGACCCGCCGCCGATGATGAGGACTCGGGCGCGACCGGCCGTGGTTGTGATCGAGCCGTTGGAGCCGAAGTCGTACAGGGTGCCAGAGACTCCGTCGAGCGTGATCGAGGACGTCGTCGGAGACCCGGTAGTGCCGGAGACCGTCGGGGACGAGCTGCCCGTCACGGCCTCCCACGAGGAGCCGGTGTAGACGTAGGTGGTGTTCGTGTCCTTGAGGTAGCAGTAGCGCCCCTCGGCGAGGCTCCCCGAGAGCGCCGTGTCGCGCGCCGTGGAGTCGTTGAAGACGAGGATGCCCTGCATGAGGTAGCCGTTGATCTCCGATGCCGTCAGCACGACATCGTCGGCGAACGTCTTGAAGCCTGCGGGGTTGGTCACGGCCACTCCTGCCAGTTGGAACCATCGAAGTAGGTTGCCGAGCCGCCGCCGATGTAGGCGACCATGCCCTCAGTACGGACGGCCGTGCCGAGGGCCGCGTCGCGCGCAGCGGTGCCGGCGAAGACCATCACCGTCTGCGGCATGACGTAGGTGTTGATCAGCGCGGCGGTGAGGTAATCGCCGGGCGCGAAGTCGTGGAATCCAGCCATTAGAAGCCGATCACCGCCTGACCGAGGAGGGACTGCCCGACGATGAAGCCGGAGAGTGACGTGGACAGGGAGAGCCGAACCGCGTGCCGGGTGCCGCCGTCGGTGATCTCGTGCTCGATGGCCTCGACCGAGAGGGACTGCACGAGCGGGGAGCCGACGCCGTTGGGGGTGAAGGTGACCGTGACGAGATCGCCGATCTCGAGGGCCAGGACCGCGCCGCGCTGCGCTGCGGTCAGGTTGTCCCCGACGAGCACCTCGAGGCCGTCGATGCGGTCGGTGGGCTCGGAGTAGCGACCCGACCAGAAGTCGGCGAGATCTTGGGCCTGCCCCGACGTCGACAGCAGCGTCGGCCAGTCGAGGGTGACGATGCCGTAGTCGCCCTGCGCTGCGGTCGCCGAGGCCGTCGCGGTGCCGCCGGTATAGGTGACGGACACGTTCGTCCACACGAGCTCGGTGCCGACGGTACGGGCTACCGCCACGAAGGGGATACCCGTGCCGTCGTCGGCGAAGGTGGTGCCGGTGGGGCGCTGGAGCGAGGAGCGGTCGCGGAAGGCGAGGAGCCCGCTGCGGTCGATGAACAGCGACCCGGGCTCGGACGCGGCGACGAGCTGGAGGTACGCGAGCGCGGCGGCTCCCGGCTCGACGACGTCCGCGCCGAGGGTGGCAAGTCCGGTGTCGATGTCGGCGCGGGCGACCGGCCAGTCGACCATCGCGTCGGCGAGGACGGCGGTGATGCGTGCGCCGGTGGCCTGCGAGGTCGCGGTGCCGCCGGTGAGGGTGCGACCGGCGAGCAGGGTCATGCCGTCCGAGGCGACGACGGATGCGGTGGAGTCCCCGCCGACGGTGTAGTCGAGGTTCCAGTCCTCGACCTGGCCGGTGTAGACGCGCTGCCCCTCGACGTCGATGGTGACGGCCTTGCGGGGCTTGAGGGAGCCGTAGTACGGGCCTGCGGTGTAGGACGGGTCGAAGGTGCGGGCGCGGTTGTCGAGGACGACGGTGGCCCGTCCCGCGTCGAACTTCTCGGTCTCCTTCGACCGCCCGCGGCGCAGCGACACCGACCGGACGTAGGACGTGACGTCGGTGTTGACGTCGCCCGCGAGGGGCAGCGCGCCGACGATGGCCGTCCCGCCGAGCGGGGTGGCCCCGATGGTGAAGAAGTCACCGGAGCCCGCAAGGGACAGGTCCAGGCCGAGGGAGACCGTGACGGCGCTCATGCCGCCGCGTAGACCTTGCCCGAGGACCGCTCGTAGGCGCGGATGGCCTCGACCATCTGGCGGCCAGCGCCCGCGAGGTCGCCGCCGGGGGCGACGTAGACGGACACGGCGTAGGTGTTGCCGCCGCCCGAGCGCATCGACCCGCCGTTGGGGATGATCGTGCCGGAGGTCGACGGGGTGAATAGCTCGGGGCCGCGCTCGCCGACGAGGTAGGTGCCACCGGAGGACACGGGGCCGCCGTTGGCGCGCTTGCCGTCGATGTCACGACGACCGGGCGGGTCGATGCCGGCGGCAGCGTAGACGGTCCTAATGGTGACCGTGACATCCCGATTCAGGGAGGCCGCGATGCGGTCCATGAGGTTCTCGATGGCGATACGCGCGGGGCCGCCCTCGCCGAAGTTGGCCTTGAATCCGTCGTACATCGCCTGCGCCTGCGCGACGCCAGCGGTCATGTACGGGGGCACCATCGACTGCGCCATCGTGTCGGCCTCCGTCGTGACGGCCGCCATCTTCTCGGACATCGTCAGGATAAGTCCCTCGTCGATCATCGCCTGGCCCATAGCGCCGCCGACGGTCGCGCCCTTGGACGCGAGGTAGTCCATGAGCGCCTGACCACCGGGGCCGCCGTTGGCGCGCACCGCGTTGAGGACGTTGTAGAACCACTCCATCTCGGCGATCTGCGCGTCGACTCCGGCGATCCATTGCGACGCGGAGAGCTTGCCGTCCTTGTCAAGCGCGGCGTCATACGCGCTGCCGATGTCGAAGCCGGACAGCAGGTTCTCGCGCATGTCCGAGGCCCACTCGGCGACCGCCGTCTGCGCGTTCTCCAGCACGTCGCCGAGACCCTCGAGCTTCTCGTCCCACTTGTCGACGAGGCCGCTGGCCGTGTCGGCCATCGCGGAGAGCAGTTGCTCGGAGTGCTGCTTGACCTTGTCCTTCTTGCTGTCGAGGCCGACGATGAGGCCATCGACAAGGTCTGCACCGATCTTCGCCCACACGCGGGACGGGGAATGCGAATCGGCCTCGGCTCGCGCAGCGGCCTCGGCCTGCGCGATGAGGCGCATGGCCGACGCCTGCACAGCCTTCGTCTGCGACAGCAGGCCGACGGGGATGCCCTGAGCGAGTGCGATGCCGAGGTCCTTGCCCGCCTTCGCGGCGGCTGCTGCGGCGTCGATGGCGACCTGCTTGGCGCGATCCTTCGCGGGGTCGGACCAGATGCCCTGCTCGCCGAGCCAGTTCTCGAGGTCCTGACGCTTCACCTTGTTCTTGGCGAATGACGTGAGCGCCTGCCGCGCCATTGAGTCCACGGTGGACTGGAAGTCGCCCTGAGCGATCTTCCCCTGGTCGACCATCTGCTGCACGATGGTCGGAATCTGGCCGAAGATCTCGCGGGCCTTGTCGCGGACATCCTTGCCCGCAGGGCCGAAGATGGTGGTCGCTGCGCCCTTGAGGTCTGCGCCGATGTTGCGGAGGTCCTCGCGGAAGTCGTCCATCGACTGCGAGAGGGAGATGGCGTCCTGAAACTCCTTGACGGCGTCCTTGAGTGCCTCCATCGCCGCATCGGCGTTGTACGCCTCCTTGGCGGCTGCACCGATGCCGAGGGCGTAGCGGCGCATCTGCGCGTCGCCAGCACCGCCAGCCTCGCGCAGCCCGTCCATCTGAGCCTTGAGCGCGGCCTCGGAGTCCTGCATCACCTCGCCGGCGTCGTTGACCATGCTGAAGGCGTTGGCGAGCGCACCGAGCGGAGGGACGGCCGCGCCGACCCATGTGGCGTAGCCGGTGAGGACGTCGCCGAAGTTGCGGCCCGAGTCCGTGCCCTGCTCCTGCTGCGCGACGAGCGACGCGATGCCCGCGGCGAGGGTGCCGAAGACCTCGATGACGTTGCCGACGGTCTCGCCGAAGCCCTCGATGACGTTGGATGCGCCACCGGCACCGCCGAAGGCGGTGCTCACCTCGGAAATTGCCTCGAGCAGCTCGCCGCCGATGACCTCCTTGGCCTCGTCCGCAGCGATGCCGATGGATTTCATCTGGCCTGCATAGGTCTGAGCCGCCGCTGCCGCCTGCCCGCCGAACTTGGCGTTCATCACGTCGATGGCCGCGCCGAAGTCCTTGGACTTGACGATGTTGTCGTCGAGCGGGATGCCGAGCTTGCGCAAGGCCCCGATCTGACCCGTGCTGGCCTTGGCGATGCCGAGCACCACGGTTTCGAGTGACTTCCCGGTGGCTGCGCTGGCGTCGAGGGCGGTCTGAAGGAGCGCCTGCGACTTCTCGACGCTGCCGGTGGCGGTGACGAGGGTCTGGAGAGCCGGACGAAGATCATCGTCGGCGACCGCGGCCATCTTGGAGAGCTGCGCGATCCCACGCTCGGCCATCGGCAACTGCGCAGAGAGGCCGAGGTTGTCCATCGCCTTCGCCAGCGCGACGACCGACTTCTCGTCCTCGATGGCAGCGGCGGCCGAGTCCTTGAGGAACTCCAGCGTGTTGCCCATGAGGCTCGTCACGGCGAACGCGCCGCCGAGGGCGGCACCCGCGCCGAGCATCCCCTTGGTGAACGCACCCGAGAACTGCGCCGATTGCTTGCCGAACATGGAGAGGTCCTGCTGCGCCTTCTTGACGCCGGTGCCGTCCCAGTCGCCGTAGATGTGTACGCGCGCGCCCTTACCAGCCACTAGACCAACCCCGCCTTCCGTGCCTCGGTCGTGATGCGGTCCTTGATGCGCTCCTGCACCTCGGGCGTCACCGCCGAGTAGTAGGCGGGCATGAGGGTGCGCGGTCGTGCCATGCCGTAGGTGTCAGCGACGTAGGACACGAACTGGTCGCCGGAGTGGTGGTCAGGATTCACGCGCGAGTGGTCGCCGATGACCTCGAAGACCGAGCCGCCGGCGTTGGACTGCACGACGTCGTAGCCGAAGCCACGGTTGACGCCGCGCTTGCGGAAGCGGTTGGCCTGGACCTTGATGCCGGTCACGACCGAGCGCAGGTCGAAGCCGAGGTCGCGGCCGTTGTGCCGCCACGTTCCCCAGTTGCTCATCGGCAGGCCGGAGATGCGGCCCTGCGCGTTCGTGACGACCTGCTCGGACACGTCCTTGATCTCGGTCTGGATGACCTTGACGGCCTTCTTGTCGACCTCGCCGAGCCGGTTGATGATGTCCCGCAAGCCCGTGACTTCGATCTTGTACGTCGACACGGGCTACCCCTCTCGGGCGCGGCGGTACTCGGACGCCTCCCACCGAAGGACGCGGCCCATGTAGTCCTGGTAGCGCGGCGTCTGCCGCTCGACCTCGTCGGGCAGGCATCCCCACTGTCGGGCGAGGACTGCTACCCCCCAGTGGTGGGAGTCGGTTCCAAAGGGACCGGCTCCTCGACCTTCACCTCGCGGTGGACCTCCGGCGTGGAGTCGAGGAACTCCTCATAGGTCAGCTCGGTGAGCTTCTGCCGGTGCATCGCGTGCCAGCAGATGAAGACCCACGCCACGTAGCGGTACTCCATGACACCGAAGTTCGCCGAGCGATCGAAGCGGTCCTCGTAGGCGGCATAGTCCAGCCCGCTCGCCGTGACGGTGAGCGGGCCGGACTCGGCCTCGATGGTGAAGGTGATCGGCTTGAGCATCGCAGGAGCCTTTCGTCGCAGGAGGCGGTGCGGGTCAGGCAGTGGCGCGCGTGACTGCGCCCGTGATCGGCCACGAGACGGACACGGTGGCGAGGTCGCCGACGGCCGAGTCGATGGGGTTCCAGCCGGTCACGAGGACCGAGAACTGGTACGCCGGGGAGGACGTGCCTGCCGCGGCGGTGCCGGCGGGACGGATCTCCATCGACGCGGTGCTGCCCACGAGGGCGTAGGCCGTGGCGTCGATGCCGCCCGCGGCGTAGTCCTGGAGCCACTCGATGTCGACGGTGCCGCCCTTGAGGCCACCGATGCGCTCGCGCCAGCCGGAGCCGCCGAAGTTGGTGGTCTCGACGTCGTCAGCCTCGACCGAGATCGTGGCCTGACGTGCGGATGAGGACACCGTGCCACCAGCGAGCACGATGACCGGGTTGGAGATGATCTGCTTTGCCATTGTGGCTCCTTGGTTGCTAGGCGAACACCTGGACGGAGAACTCCGCACCGAGGTAGGAGGCTTCGTTGATGACGAAGACCCCGTAGTTACTGACTGACTGCACTCGCAGGTCTGATGCCTTCCCGCCGAGCGTCCGGTCGCCACGGATGGCGGTGCGGACAGACGACGTTCCGGTCTTGGAGAGGTAGGCGTCGAGCGTGAGCTGCGCGCCCTGCTCGTCCACCTTGCCGACGATGACGCGCACCGTGAACATGTACTGGTCGATGCCGTCGTCGGAGAACGACTCGTCGAACTGGACCAACGGCGAGCCGGGGAGGACGAGGGCGTAGGGCGGCACGAGGTTCGCGGGCGCGGTGCCCGTGGACGCGAGGCCCGAGATGGTGGCGCAGCGGGTGGCGAGCCCGTCGCGGAGCTCGGTGACCGTGCTCACGCGACGCCGATCACGCTGCGGCGCAGGCGGTCGAGGGTCGCCGCGACGTCGGGGTCGGTGCGGCGCGAGATGTAGACCGGCCCGAACTCGCCCGACTGCACGCCCGTCGGGGACTGGAGGCGGGCGAAGCGGCGCAGCGAGAGCAGGATCGTGGCCTCGGTGACCTCCGTCGGGACGGCGGTGGCGTAGCCGAAGGTGCCCGTGACCTGCACCGTCGAGATGTGCGACGGGGTGAAGGAGTAGGCACCGATGGCGCGCAGGCGGGTGATGGGCACGGGTGCCCCGCCGACGTTGCGGTTGAGCGGCTCGGCCTGGTAGTCGGCCGTGCCCCACGTCGTCGAGTAGTCGCGCTGCAA